GGCGCATCTTCGCCCGGCAGCGGTTCTGTCGTCACCGGCAGTGTGTCCAGCCTGCGTATGGGTTCGTCACCGCCGGGCACCGGAGCCAGGTTCATGGTGGCGCGCCACTCGTTTACCAGCAGCGCGCCGCGGTCAACCATGCTCACCAGTGAGAGCTTGGTCTTATTGCTCGCGTACTGCAGGCTGATGCTTTCGGCAACAATACGGTTTTTGAATCCGCGCTCCTTGGCAGTGAAAAATTTCATCGTCATTTGTGTAACCAGCTGCTTCAGCAGCGGCTCCACCTTGCTTTCGTAAAAGCTGTTGTATTCTTCTTCCGAGTAGCTGCCGTCTATGATTTTCTCGTTGATGCCAAAGTACATCATCAGACGACGCTGCGCCTTTTCCATCTGCAGCGCGTTCGGCACATAGCTGTTGGGCTTTACCTGTATGGCTTCGGCGTTCGCATCGCTCACCACAACGCCGTAGGGGTTGTTTTTGCTCTCCAGGTAGTTTTCGCCAAACTGCTTAATTTGCTCTTTTTTGTCCTTTGGCGTCAGCACCGTCAGGAATTTCAGCAGCCAGTTAATCTGTGCGCCCTGCTTTACAGCCTCCACCATGCCGCGGTCTGTGGTCTGTATTATGGCCATAATATTGTGCAGTCCGGCGCTGCTGTCCGCGCCGAAAAACTTCTTGCTAAAATGCTTGCGAATGTGGAGTATATCGCTGTAAGGGATGCGCATGTCCTTCGCATCCATAAAGCGGAATATGCAATACAGATTGCCCTGCGCATCATACTCCACACGCACGGAGCTGTACTCTATGGGGTACAACGCCAGGGGCTTGCCGTATCCATCGCGCACGATATGCACAAAAGCGTTGTTGTTGATTTCGCGGTCTATCACGATCCGGTATATCAGATCCTGCATGCTCATGTAGCTGTTTGCCTGCACCAGCAGCTGCGCAATCTGCAGGTCTGCATTTTTCTGCATCTTTTCGCCGTCGCCGCGGATATGCACCAGGTCAACCTTGGCGCAGGCTTCGGCAATCGGCCACACGCTGGAACGCACCAGGTCATTGTCGTAAATGTCTCCCTGTGTCACGCTGAATGCCACGCTGTGGCTGTTTTCAAAGCGATAATTCACGGTCGATACATTTTCGCCCCTGCGAAACAGATTTCGCACATTGCTTATCAATCCCATTATTCAGCTCCAATCATTTTCATGTAGTCGTTTTCATTGTTCAGCAAGCTGGTGTAGGCGTTCAGCAGTGCCGCCGTGCCGTCTATGCGCTGCTTGCGGTTGCGGGGTTTGCTCGGCTGTATGGTGTGATTTTTTATATCTATGTCCACACTCGTGTTGGTCAGGCACCACTTGTCTATGGGGTTGTCGTTGTAGATGATCAGCTTGCTTTCAAAATCGCGCTCCAGGCGTTTCATCGGCATGCTCAATGTGCGCTTGCCCTGTCGTATCGGCTCCATGCAGCGCTTTCCAAACCAGCATTCCATTTCCGTTACCCAGTATTCCGCGCTCCAGGCGTCAAATCCGCACTTGTATAAATAAATGTCATATTCGTTCTTTAGCTCCAGGTACCATTGGGTCACGTCGCGCCGATCTATTTTGTTGCCTGGGCAGCTACGTAGCAGCCCTTGTCTGTGCCATTTGTCATAGGGCACACCATCCTCTTTGGCGCGCTGCTCTATCAGCTCCTCCGGCATCCAGTACATCTGCATCACATATATGTGCGGGTCGTTCGGCTTCATGCAGATCATCTTTGCCGCCGTCAGGTCTGTGGTTTCCGAAAGGTCTGCGCCGCCGATTCCGTAGTTAAATCCCATCTTTTCCGGCACAAACAGCGTCAAGTTCTGTATCACCTGGAAGCTCAGCCAGGATTGCGAGCTCGTTTCCCTGCGGTTGAAGTCCTTGCACATCAGGGATTTGCGTTCGCTCTCCGAGCGCATCGCAATCTGTACCTTGTCGCGTATATATTGCAGGGTTTTGCTTACCCCCAGGTTGGGGTTGGCTTTTATCCAGTTGCGCTCGTCCTTCCAGTCGTCTTCGTCGTCCAGTGCATAGATGAAACTCAGCGTGTGGTCTACCTCAATATTGCCGTCCAGTATGTCGCAGTCGCGCGCATAGATATCGTCAAACGCCGCCTCACGTACCGTGCCCATTGTGGTAAACTTCCACACAATGGGCTGTGCTCTGGATGAGGTGCTCTCTTCCATCACGTGTATAAGATCAACGTCCTTGATGGCGTGCAGCTCATCTACCAGCACGCAGTGTGAGTTCAAGCCGTCCAGGCTGTTTTCCTCACTCGCCAGCGGTTTAAAGCTGCCAAACCTGCGGTCATATGCCAGCTCGCCTACCAGTGAACGTATCATGCGGCGCAGCATGGGAGATTGCCTGACCATACGCTTAGCCTCCACCCATATGATTTTAGCCTGGTCTTTCTTGGTGGCCATGCTGTATACTTCCGCGCCGCCCTCGCCGTCTGATGTCAGCATGTACAGTCCTATCGCTGCAGCCAGCGTGCTTTTGCCGTTTTTTCTGCCGATGTACACGTCCACGAAGCGGTGTTGCCGGTGTCCTGTTTCCCTGTGTACAAACCCGAACACCGCCTGCAGCATTGCCTTCTGCCACAGCTCCAGCAGCAGCGGCTTGCCCGGCGGATTGCTCTTGGACTGCCGGCACATGTCCTCGATGTAGTCAATCGGCTTGGTTGCCTTGTCCACATCAAACACATAATCCTTGTACGGTACTTTCAGCTGATGCACAATCTTTTCATACTGCTGTCGCAGCCTTTTGGATACTAAAATTGAGCCGCTTTCGATCGCTGCCCAGTACTGCAGTATGTAGTTTGGCTTACTTGAAATACTTTTCTTCATACTCCTGCATCAGCGCATCCTTTGCCGCTGCTTTGTTGGGCAGCATGTCAAACAATTGCTTCATCACCTGCGAGTAGTTCTTCACCATCGCATTGTACAAGCGTACAATTGGCCGTTCCCTGTCGTATGGTTCCGTTTTATCGCTTTGCGTAAACGGTTCCGTATGGCCGTTCTTCTTCATGTCGTTCGCATACTCTTCCAGTGTCACGCGCATATATGCCGCCGTCGATATCAGGCCTTCCGCCATCTTCAACTTGTCCGGATCTATGTCGTTGCGCTTCAAAATGCCAGAGAGTTTTTTGCGTTCTTTGTTAATCGCCTCAATTCGCTTTTTATCTCGCTTTACTTTTTCATCTTCAAATTTTACCTCGTAGCTTTTTAATTCTTTCGGCATTTATTCCGGTCACCTCGCATCTGGGGTAGGGGGTCACGCGCTCGACCTGCGCATCACAACGCTAAGTCACACCGCTCTCCTTACACCTTATTTTAAAAAAATTTATCGGGGGGCGTATCCTCTCGTTCAATCAAGTTTCCCATCTCGTCAAATCGTACGTCCTCGCGAATCGGCGCGCCCAAGCGGTTCTTCTTCGTCTTGTCATGGCAGCTGTGGCACAGCAGCTGAAAGTTCTCATAGTTCAATGCAATCATTGGGTCGCTCACGTTCTCACGCGTCAGCTCTATCACATGGTGCACCTCGCTGCCAATGTCCCCGCATACCTCGCATATGCCGTTCATTATTTCCACATACCCCTTTCTGCATTTCTGCCAGCGCTTGGATTTGTAGAATTTATCAGCCCACGGCTCCGCCATCTGCACCACCTCACAGCTTAAGTCTAACATAGATTTTTCCGTTGGGATGTCCTAAGGATACCCCTCATTCGCAAACCGTAGCAATTGCTGTACTTTGCGGGATTCCAAAAACAGACCCCCGGTCAATATTTCAACAGCCGGCTCGCATCCTTGCGTCTGTCAAAGTCCAGTCCTATATACCTTTTCGTTACATTCGGATTGCTGTGGTTCAGCCAGTCCATGACCAACGCAATATCTTTTGTTTTTTGATACAGGTTGTATCCGAATGTTTTCCGCAGCGTGTGGCAGCCCACGCTAAAATTGATGCCCGCATTGCGGCATATCTCGTTCACGTCATTGTACGCCGTTTTCCGCGTCACCGGCTTTACCTTCCGCAGCGCGTCACGCTGCCGGCTTGGGAATACATATTCATCCGGCGCCATCCCTTTCAGCTCTTGCGCATAGATCCGCTGCAGCTCCTCCGGAATTGGTATCTTGTTTTCCTTGTTCGTTTTAATCTCACGGATGTACAGCTCCTTTTGCCCAAACAGCTGATACACCTTGAACACAATCATGTCCGAAATCCGCAGCCCTAAGTAAATACCGCTCACAAACAGAAGGTATTGCCGCCGCTGCTTGGGCGTCCGGTATTGCTTCAGTCGTTCAATGATCGCCCTGATGAGGCTCTTGTCCTTTAACGGTTGAACGGTATTCATGTGATCCCTTCCGGATAGTCCTGTACCTGTATTGACTTACCCATATCTATAATTTTGTGTAACTTCACCATCCATCACACACACAGCATATATGCCTCTTTCCAAAGCCTGTGCCTCAGAACTTTCCCGTGTGCAATTTGTGGGAATGTATATCCTAAAAATAAAACTCAATTCAAAAATTTTCAAAGTAATCCGCCACGCAAACCAGCTTCTTTTCCACTGCCATCAAGGCAAATATGCTGATCACCCGGTCGCGGTAATTGTCTATCGTCTGGCGGTCGTAATGGTTCTGCTTCGCAAACTGGTTCACGCTGATGTCCTTGCCGTAAAACGACTGAAACAGCACATGTTCCTTTTCTCCCCTGAAGCTCCTTTTCAGCCGCGCAATCAGCCTTACCCACAGCTCCGCCTGC